AGATGCTTGAACATTATCCTCTAAAGAGAATTACAGGAGGTGATTCAAAGAAACCTAAGCTTCTATTGTTTGATGAAATAACTAACGCTGAAGAAGATGTTCATGCTGCTGTACAGAGTGCCTTTCAATCTAGGGTTATAGAGGGGTGCAAGATTGGTGATAACATAATGTTTGCAGCAGCAGGCAATGGATCAGAGGATGGTTGTAATGCTATAGATCTTAGCAGGGCAATGCTTGAGGGCAGACTACTTACCATCAACCACTATCCTGATGTTAAGGATTGGGTCAATAACTTTGCCATACCTAATGAGATTAATCCATACATCATTAGTTATATCGAATGGCAGAAAGAATCTCTATACAAGTTTGATCCTAGTAGTATGGATGATGCTCAACCTACCTGTCGCGGTTGGGATAAGCTTAATGCTGGACATAAGATACTCATGATGGAAGAACCATCCAGTAGTTACATCAGGTTGATCAAGAATAATAAGATTGCTGATAACATGGGTGGTGGTTCAGTAGGTATGGCTGAGTATGAGAAGTTTAAAGCCTTTGTTAATCTGGCTGATAAGCTTCCAAGCTTTGCATCTATAACCTCTGCACCTGATGGTGCCAAGCTTCCTGACGGTATGGGTGAGCAGTTTGGAGTCATTGCTAATATAACTTCAGAGCTTCGGTATCTTTACAAAGAGGGTAGAACAGTAGAGGATTACGAGGTAGTGAACATCTGTAAGTATCTCAAGAGGATGCCTTCAGAGTTTATTGGTATGGCAGTGCATGCTATAGCTAAGGTATCTTCTCAAGTGCGTGACAGTGCAAGCTTTACAGAACTAATCACTGAGTACACCGGAACATCAAACAAATACTAAACAAAACAATAGGAGAACAAATGTTTAATCCAGATAGTTATGTAGTTTTTACTGTGGAGTCAAAGATTCCGGGTAATAACATGAGCATTAAGCAAGAGAAGATGGATCTTGCAGATAAAACTAATGCTGAGATCAAGTGCATCAACGTCACTAAGGAGAAGTGGGCAAGGCACCCATCATATAAGGATGCAGTGGCAACCATTAGTAAGTATAGGGGTTTGATATATGATAAGTCTTCTCCTTGGGGTAAGGGTTCAGGTGAACGCATTGCTACTAAAGAGATGTGGCTCAATGAGATAGAGCCTCTAGCCATGGAGGCCGAGGCTGCTATAGGTACTAAGGTGGGGACTTTTGTACGTGACTACGAGGAGGTACTCAAGTATGCTGAGGCTAACCTTGGAACTCTATATGATAGAGGGGACTACCCTGACAAGGATGAGCTTAAGTCTAATTTCTATATGATAGTGGGTGCAGCTACAGCGCCAGACCCAAGTGCATCTGTTACATTTGGATCCCTAGAGGTAGAGCGTAGATTTAAAGAGAGGATGGAGAAGAAACTTCAGAGAAACCTTGATATAATTGTAGATGAAATAAACGAGAAGGTTGCTACCGTTGTAGGAAGGGTAGCTGAGAGACTTGAATCATATACAATTGAGGAGGATGGTAAGGTAAAGAATATGTTTAGGGATAGCCTTATCAGTAACGTGGAAGATCTTTCAAAGGTTATTGGTTACATGAATATAAATAATAACCCTAAGATTGAGGCTATGAGATCCGAGATGGTGACTCGATTGACTAGGTATCATCCCTCAGAATTGCGAGAGGATGAAGATAAGCGAGAGCTTATAGCAACCGATGCTAAGGATATACTTTCAGGTTTGTCAGGCATGATGCGACAATAGGGGATAATATATATGCTAGATATTTCTGCTAGAATGAGCAGTAAGACACTTGAGTGTGTCTATTCAAAGGACTTTCCTTTGAATGAGATATATCTTTATAGAGAATACTTTGATACAATAAGAAAGGCTAGAAGCAATATCATACAACAGGAACCATTCGCTGGTACAGTATCAATGTCGATGGACTATATCATTTCTGATATATATAAAGGGAAGGAGATTAAAACTGCATGCACTGATGGTGATGTTATAGTCTTTGCTCCTCAACATATAAGGGAATCTATATTCATTGAGACACAGGCTACAGTTGAACATGAGACTTGGCATGTTGGATTGCTTCATCCCTTACTTGCTAATGTAGCAGCAGACTATTCTGTTAATGGTATCATGATTGCGAGGTATCCACAGATAATTGAATGGGAATGGCTATGGGATGAGAAGCTTTCAAGGATGAGCTTTGAAGCAGTGTACGATATTCTTAATAAGGATAAAGAAAAACCTCCTGAAGATGGAGATGGAGATGGAGATGGAGGTCAAGGCAAGAGCGATCAGCCTACACCGGGAGGTTCTCCACCAACTGAACAAGAACCTAAAGACTGGAACAATGCTCAACAGGGGCAATTCATTGAAGCTTCAGGCCCTAAAGGGGAGGCCCTTAAGCCTGAAGAAATGAAGGAAAAGATGGATGCTCATAGAGAATTTCTCAATAACACTAGAGCAGTGTCAGTAGCATGCGGATACGAGGGAGCGGGTGAAGCTGATAGACATATAACTAAGATCACTACACCTAAGATAAATTGGAAGGTAGATATTTCAAGGTTTGTAGGTAAGAAGGGTAAGCGCGACGGTACTAATCCATTAAAGTTTTGTAGGCAGAGACTAAGGAATAATATATACTATCCTTCACCAAAAAAGAAACAAGAAATAAACTTGGGCATAGGATTGGATGTTAGTTCCAGCATGGACACTGATAGTCTTAACCTATTGATAGCAGCAATGGAAGATATTAGGAAAGGTAACAATATAAAGAACATTGAGATTGTACCATTCACCACTGGTGTTAACAAAAAGAATATTGTTAATGTAATCAAGGGTGAGAAAATGCCTAAGAAGTTTAGTGGTTGGGGAGGTACAAGATTTAGTCCAGTATTTAAATACTTCAACAAGAAGAAGAAGTCACCGGACATGGTAATAATCTTCACCGACCTGGGGAGTCATGACTACGGTGATAAACCTAAGTATCCTGTACTATGGGCTTCTAGTTATCCTGTTGTGGCTTATTCTACATATACGAATTTGCCACCATTCGGCAGAGTAGTAGAAATAGAGCCATAAATAATAAAAAGGGGGACCACCTGCACACTGGGTGGTCCCCCTTTTTATTTATATATATATATATTAAGGATAAAAAATGAACGAAGAAAATATACCTAAAGCCTTAGTCATCCCAAGATTAACTAAAGAAGAAATTATATCTATACTTAAAAGGTATAGAGCTGGGGGTATCGGCATTGAAAGGTTAGCTAAAGAACACTCAGTCCCAAAGAAAGTTATTATAGACTTGGTTAGTGATAAGAAATGGCAGCTCTAAAAATATTCATCAACCTTATCGTCAAGATCATTCCATCCATCTCCAGATCCCAAGCTACCTTGATGCCCTGATAGTGGGTCACTATATGATCCTGTTGCTAGGTCAAAGTCTATTACATTACTACCTGTCTTACCGAAATGTGGGAACCTTGACTTCCAATTAGTTATAAGAGATTGACCATCTTGAACTCTTGATATTGTTATCCCAATGTCTGCAATATTATAAAAATCTGCACTACCACTCACATCATAACCCGTGGGTATGCAAGGTCTATTAACCTCTTGAATCATCTTCCTTGGATGAGCTATAAGATACACTGTGATACTGTATTCCAATGCTAATGACTTCAACTTCTTTAGGATATATCTTATGTTAGTGAGCGAAGCTTCTTCACTGTGTCCACCACTACGAGTGATCATGTTATATGGGTCAACCACTAATCCAGTGATCCCCTTGCGAAGTATGGAAGCTATAGCACCTTCACATATGGTGTCTATATCCGTATCATTTGTTTCTATTATAACAACGTGATCGTCTATCCATCCAATAGATTCTTTAACCTCTTCAGGACTCATACCATTGGATCCTCTAAAGGCTTTCTCTTTATATGTTGCACATAGATTTGATACTAGCATGGTAGGTGGCATCTCGGCAGACCATACAGCAAATTTTTGGTCATCCCTTGAGCCAAGTTTAATGAGGAGCCAGCTTAACCATGTAGATTTACCTGACCCAGGTATACCTGTAAGGACAACGAATGAGCCAGGACATGCGTTAAATAATTCATCTACTGGCTTGATACCTGTGCCTGTACCAACTATCGGGCCTTCGTTATGGTATTTGAGTACGTGTCCTTCATACTCAAGCACTGATCTGAGCCCCTGTATAGGCCATGGTATAGCACTGTCAAGCATATCTTTAACAACATCTTTACCATACTTTACTAGTACTTCGTTGGCATCCTTAGTGCCCTCGGGGTACTTTAATCTCCAACACTTATGTCTCCCTATCCTTCTAGTAATTTCTTCAGCTAATGAGTCACCCGGCTTATCGTTATCTGATGCTATAACTATCTTACTTGCTTTAG